GGTCTGACTACAGCGGCTCGTTCGCTCAACCGTCCGTCCAGCAAGGCGCTTACAACGCTGAGTATGACCTCAAGCTGATGATTTCTCCTGTGCCGTTCCTCGGTATGGAAGGTGCAGTTCAGCAAGACGCAGCTATCATTCCTCTGATTGAAGCGCGTATGAACGACGCGACCAACGTGATGATGGATGCAATGGCTACCGCCCTGTACACCAACACGACGAACACGCAACAGTTTACCGGACTACCGGCTGCTGTTTCCTCGTCGGGTACTTACGGTAACATCAACCGTTCAACCTATAGCTGGTGGCAGTCGAAAGAGTATGCCGCTGGTTCGGTTAACCCAACCCGTCAGAACATCCTCCAGTACATCAGCGGAACCGTGAAGAACGGCGCTGAAGTGCCATCGTTTGGTGTTTGCGGTTTCGGTACTTGGACTCTGTTGGCTCAAGACTTTGTTGGTCAAGAGCAATACATGATCACCCCAGGTAACGGTTTCGATGGTGACGCTAATGGCCCTCAAGCCGCATTCCGTGCGCTGATGGTTGCTGGTGTGCCAATTTATCCTGATCCTTATTGCCCTGAAGGTACTGTTTACTTCCTGAACAGCAACTACCTATCGCTCTACATCCATGAGCAGGGTTCGTTTGTGTTCACGGGCTTTGAATCGACCCTTCCAAACTGGCAGATTGGCTACGTTGGCGCAGTGCTGACGATTGCTGAATTGGTCAATACGAAGCCTAAGTCGATGACCAAGGTCACGGGCTACAACTCTCTGACACTGTAAAGGAGAAATAGTCATGGCACTTGGTTTAAATAAAATTTTGCTTGCTAACTCGGCAACTGGCGGTGACGGTTCGTACTTCCAGCCTTATTCTGCCGGTAATGCAACTGTTGTTCTTGATGCTGGCACTTATTACATTGCGCCTACCGCAAACGTCACCATCGAACTGAACACCAATACCTCTGGCAACATCAGCAACGCTTCTTGGGCTGTTGTTGTTGCTAACAACACTGGTGGTCTGTTCATTGCTGACGGTACAAACGTTCGTGCAAATGTGCTGTCAGGTACGCCGACCATTACCCTCTACACCGTCAATGGTGGCGAGGATGTGGGTAGCACCTACGCATAAGGAGCAAACATGAACGCAAACCATGTAGGTTCGCTCTATCCAGATGGGTTTGGCAGTTTTGCTTTCGGTAAAGCAGTTGGCGTTAGCGTCGCTGCTACTGGAAACGCAGTTGCTCAAATTCCCGTTGTGGGTGGTTCGGAGTACATTGTTCGCAGGATTGTTGTCGCTAATGCAAATCAGAGCATTGCTGCGGCTAACGTGACGATTTTGACATCGAATGATGGCAATGCGTCTAACGCTGTTAGCAATGCAACTGTTCTGTCTTCTGTTGATGGTACAACCAAGTTCCAGGATGTTACGCTGGCAACTGGTACGGCTACGACAGTTTATTCTGCTGGTTCAATGTATGTAAAAGTGAACACAGCAGTTAGCGGCGGCACTTGCGACATTACTGTTTACGGTGACATCGTTACTCTATGACAACTGTATATGTGACTAATCGGAGCGAGAAGGCTCTGATCCAAAACTACGCTTTTCAGGACTATAAGTTTCCTGTAAACGAATCTGTTGAGATTAGCGTGGAGATGGCGCGTCATGTATTTGGTTATGAGCAGGAAAATAAACTTCCTGCGATGGTGATGCTTGGGTTATGCAAATCAACCAACGAGATCGAAGAAGGTTTGGTCAAGTTGGCAAAGTTTGAAATAACCCAAGACAAGCCGGAACAGAATCGCTTTTTATCCCCTGGCGATGACTCAGTAACCCCCCTTGTGCCTAAAGCACATCGGGGGAGAACAGTCGTTAAAGCCGCTTAAATATGGGTCTTAAATGGCAACGCTCAATGGCTATATCACGGAAGTCAGAAGGCTTCTGCACGACGCCAATGGAAATTTTTATTCCGACTCCGAACTGACTGATAACATCAACGGAGCGCGGGAGCGTGTTGCCAGAGATACCGGCTGTTTAAGAAAATTACAAGTTGCTCAAACACCAATAGCACCAGTAGGCTATACAGGTAATCCTGTTGCGTGGGCTGCAAATACCGCGGTCAATCTGAATGACTTAATTTTCTCAAACATCTTTACCTATGTAGTTACTACCGCTGGTGTGACGGGTGATCAACCACCAGCCTATCCAGATTCCTACAGCAACTTCCCACCATCGACGCCTTTTGCCAATGGCACGGCGCAGATTCAGTATGTTGGCAATGTCGAGATTATTCCGTATGCCAGCCTGCCAGAGGGAAGTCAGACGCTAGACATTCTGAACATCAATGTGTTTTGGGGAAACAGCCGCTACCCGCTGTCCTATATGTCTTGGACACAGTTCAACGCACAGTTACGGTATTGGCAGAACTACATCGGGCGTCCAGTAGCGTTTTCTGTATTTGGTCAAAACCAGATTTATATTTCTCCAGTACCAGATCAGGTCTACACTATTGAAGTAGACACAACCATCTTGCCTTTGCCATTAGTGAATGGCTCCGAGGTAGACACTATTATTGATCCGTATACAACACCTGTTGCTTACTACGCAGCGTATACGGCGAAGTTCAAAGAACAGTCTTATGGCGAATCTGAAATTTACTACCAGCAATATGTCAACAAGGTTCGCTCTGTACTCAACACGACGTTCACAAGGCGAATGCCTGACCCCTATAGCACTCCGTTCTAATTATGGCTGCGACAGAGCAAAAGAAAAGCTACGAAGTAGTCAAGAACTTCCGAGGTGTTAACACCAAGGCTAACCGCACGGCTATTGATAAGGACGAGTTCGCGTGGCTAGAAAATGCCATGCCTATCGGGTACTCCAACCTGAAGATTGTTCCTACTTACACAACAGCTAACGTCACATTCGCCAATACCGTCACCACCCTATCTTCTTGCAATATCAATAACGAGGATTATTCGTTAGCGTTTTGCGAAGATGGTAGTGCTGAGTATGTCAACGTTATTGGTTACGCCAAAGGAAATGTCGCTGTTTCTGGTACGTTTTCGAGCAGTGGGATTAACACGACGCAGTGGAAAAGTGAGCGCGTTCTTATTGGTGATCCAAACAACGGCATCTTTTCTTGGGATGGTACTAATCTTGTATCTATTGGATCGGTTGGATCAATAGCAATTACCAATGCTGGTACGGGTTACACCACAATACCGGCTATCGTTATTAGTGCGCCGAATCAGACCGGCGGTATACAAGCAACAGCGCAAGCATCTATTACCGGAAATACGGTCAGCGCAATTACTTTGACTGAAGCCGGATCAGGTTATACATCACCACCAACCATCACAATTACAGGTGGTGGCGGTTCTAATGCAGCAGCGATTGCAAGCCTAACAACTTTTAAAAAAGGCACGGTATCGGTACTGGTGACGAACGGCGGTACTGGTTACACCAATGCGTCTAACACGGTAGTGACTATTTCTGGCGGTGGTGGGGCTAACGCAGCAGGTACGGCAATTATTGCTGGTGGTCAGATAACCCGTGTCATCATGACTAACCCTGGAACGGGCTACACCAACAATTCAAACATTACCGTCACCATTACCGGCGGGGGAGGCAGCAATGCGACAGCCAAAGCAGTCATCCTCACCGACACCGTGTCCGGCATCCAGACCTTCTCAGCAAGAACCTGGGTGTCGCAGGGAAGGACGGTTACTTATTCTGCTGCTGGTAGCTACAGCGACTTTACAAGCGTTTCTGCTGGTGCAGTTACTCTGACTGACACGACGCTTCACAGCAATATTGTTCAGTTATTGTCAGCCAACAATTTCCTGTACATCTTTGGTGAGGACAGCATTAACGTCTTCTCGGATGTCAGAGTGACAAATGTTGGTACGACGATCTTTACCAACACCAACGTCAGTGCGTCTGTCGGAACTCGCTTGCCCTACGGCTTGTTCCCGTATTTCCGTTCAGTATTGTTTATGAATGAGTACGGGGTGTATGCGCTGGTAGGCTCAACGACTTCCAAGATTTCCGATCCGCTGGATGGCGTGTTTCCTAATATTGATTTCACAACGGCAATAATTACCTCAGGCCAGGTATTGCTGAACAACATTCTGTGTGCGGCATTTAACATTCGATATAACGACAACGGTACTTATCGGTATATACAGGCTGTGTTCTTTGAGAAGAAATGGTTTTTTACTAATCAGAACACGGCACTAAAGCTGATTACTTCCATCCCAACGGCTGGCAGAATCAATATGTATGGCACAACCGGAACGGATTTGCTCCACTTATATTCCGATTCTGCTGGCATTATTCCAAGTATTATAGAAACGGCATTGATGCCGATGACCGATCCAATTAGGACAAAACAAGCCCTAAAAATTGGTATTGAGGCAACTATCACAGGTGGCGGTGTTTTATTGACAACGGTTGACAGCGAATCAGGCTCTAGCCCTGTTTACACGCTTGGCAATTATGTTAATTGGATCAATAATTTTGGAAATGCTGTTTCTTGGCTGAACAATTCTTCTGCAATCGTTTTGTGGATTGGTGGTCAGGGATTTGTGTTGTACAAGACAGATGCACAGCAATGGGGAAAATATCTTGGTATGACCGTGACATCGAACTCATCAGCGATGGTTATTAACGGTTTTGAGTACGAACATGAATTGAGAGTGAGGTTCTAAATGCCAGTTCCAAATACATTTGCTAATGCAACAACAGCAATCCCGTTGTCGCAATTAGACCAAAACTTTGCCACACCCATCACGCTAGGCAACACAGCGATCCAGCTTGGCAACACAGTCACTACGCTGAACAACATGACGTTCGCAAACGTGACAATTACAAGTGTCGCTACGGCAATTGCGGTTGCACAGGGTGGAACCGGATCAACTAGTCTAGCCGCCAACAATGTACTGCTTGGCAACGGCACAGGGTCTGTTCAAGTTGTTGCGCCAGGCACTAGCGGTAACGTGCTGGTATCAAACGGAACCACTTGGGCAAGCCAAGCACCCGCTGCCGCAACAGGCAATGTCACAATTGGTAATACCGTCATTGCGCTAAATGGATCGACCAGTACGCTTGGCAATTTAACTTTAAATAACGTATCTGTTGGCAATGCAGTTGTCGATAGCGCAAGCGTTGTTGGTTATATGGGTTTGCCGCAGAACAGCCAAAACGGTAATTACAACGTCGTGCTTGGCGATTCTGGTAAACACATTTATCACCCAACTGGACAAGCGGCAGCGACTTATACCTTTCCAGCAAACTCTAACGTTGCATTTACAGTAGGTTCGGCGGTTACGATCATCAATGGTTCTGCCAACAACGTCACGATAGCCTTGACCACAGATACCTTGTATTTGTCATCGAATGGCGCGACTGGCAGCAGAACACTTACTCAGTGGGGTGTTGCAACAGCGGTCAAGGTTGCTAGCCAGGCTTGGGTCATTTCAGGGTCGAATATCACATGACAGGCATAGTACAAGCACTTTTGGCGGGTTATGGTGCGGTAAGCGCAGCAGCTTCCGATGCCTATTTTTATCTGACAACGCTGCTGTTGCCAGGTAATGGCACGAACGGCGCACAGAACAACACGTTCCTCGACAGCTCGACCAACAACTTCACCATCACCCGCAACGGCAACACGACGCAGGGTACGTTCTCGCCGTTTAGTCAGACGGGGTGGAGTATGTATGCGGGGTCTTCTGGAGCGACTGTTGTAGGAGCATATCTTAATGGTGAATCTGATTTTGCCTTTGGAACTGGTGATTTCACGATTGAGATGTTTATAAATTTATCACCTAGCGGTGCGAATCAAGTTTTTTACGACTCTCGGCCCGCCGCTTCAAACGGTGCGTATCAAACTATTTACCTCGACAATTCTGCTACAAAGTTAAAGTATTACGTCGACTCTGCGGATCGAATAACGCAGACATCTACGTTTACTTATAACGTATGGCATCACGTTGTTATTACTCGCACCGGAACAAGCACTAAGATGTTTGTAGATGGTGTGCAAGAAGGAAGCACTTATACAGATTCAACTAATTATTTAATTGGAACTAACAGACCGTCTACTGCAAATGGAAATAATAATAGCGAAAGCCCTGTTGGGTACATAAGCAACCTTCGTGTTGTTAAAGGTTCTGGCCCTTATCAAAGTGCTGGTTCAAGCATTACTGTTCCAACATCCCCGCTTACGCCTGTTACAAATACTGTATTGCTTACGCTGCAATCAAATAGGTTTGTAGATACGAACACACAGGTTGCTGCTAAAACAATCAATACAGTAAACAACCCATCTATTCAAGCCTTCAGCCCGTTCGCTCCTACGATACCGTATAGCGCAGCTACTGTAGGTGGTAGTGGGTACTTTGATGGGACGGTGGATTATCTTGGATGCGGAGCGCAGACTGCTTACGCTTTTGGAACAGGCGTATTTACAGTTGAAGCGTGGGTATATGTTACGTCTAGGGCTGCTGAATATAACATTGCCTCAACTCGCGGAAACTCACCCTCTGCGAATGGATGGTCTTTATCTGTTGTGACTGGTGGGGGCGTAACGGTTTATACCGATAACTATGTATTCAATGGAGTAGGAACAGTTCCGCTAAATGCTTGGACTCATATTGCTTTTGTAAGGTCTGGAACTGGCACTAATCAAACAGCGATTTATATAAATGGCGCTAGTATTGCTACTGCAACCAATTCTCAAAATTTCAGTAATACAACGCTTGCTGTTGGTGCTTCTAATGACGGGTCGCAATTCCCATTTTTGGGCTACATAAGCGGATTTCGTATGCTCAAAGGAACGGCTCTTACATCGTTTACATTAACTTCACCACCGACAAATATTGCAAACACTTCCATCCTCACCAACTTCACCAACGCTGGCATCACAGACGCTACAGCAAAGAACGACCTTGAGACTGTAGGCAACGCGCAGATCAGCACGACGCAGAGTAAGTTCGGTGGTTCGAGTATGTCGTTTGACGGTACTGGTGATTGGCTGTTAATTCCGCACACCGTTGACCAGATGCTTGGAACGGGTTCGTTCACCATAGAGCTGTGGGTTTACCGAAACTCATCTAGCACATACGGGTTGGTAGGCAAAGGCACAGGGACAACTGGTTGGCTAGTGTCGTTGAACTCTAGCAATCAGGTGGTATTCACCTATGGGTCAAGCACCATAACATCTAGCGGAACCGTGTCTGCAACAACATGGACGTACATCGCGGTGGTCAGAGAAGGTACTGGAACGAACCAGACAAAGATTTATATCAATGGCAGCAATGATGGAACTGGAACAGTAAGCACAGATTTCAACCAGACTAATGCCATGTACGTTGGCGCAGACCGGACAGGCGGTAGTGCATTTAATGGTTACATTGATGACTTGCGAATTACCAGAGGTCAAGCAAGAACAGTAACGACAACTCCGACTTCGGCTTTTGCTCTGCAATAAGGACTGACCATGCTCTACTCTAAAAACGGTTCTATCCCAAAGCCAGAGACAGACGGCACAGAAGGCTGGATTGAAGTGCCTGACGAACCTGCTGCGCCTGAAGGCAAGGAGGTTGTCTGGTGGTATCCACCTGGCTGGGTGATTCGCGACCCGAAGCCTGCTGATGAAGAAGGTTACAAGTGGAGCTGGTCGCAGTCGAGTGAGGAGTGGGTCAAGTACGCATTGCCGGAAACTGTAGTTGAAGTTACACCGATCACTTCTGCTGACATTGGCTTACGCAGTAGTGCTGACATTTCGGCGCTCACAACATCACAAATTTCTGCTTTGTAAGGGGCGGCTATGGGATTAAATGCTTTTCAGAAGATGGGCAACACGGTGACGTTTACAGCAGACACCACAGCCCCAACGCCTGTTCAGGCTTATTCAGGAACAAATAACGGAAACCAGTATCGTGTCATTAACACCGGCACGATAACTGTGTTTTTGGGCTATGGACAAGACGCAGCAAATGCAACAACTAATGCCGGTATTGTGACAACTACTGGCCCTGCTTTTCCAATCTTGCCAAACACGGATGAGATTTTGACATTTGTGCCGAACGCTTACTTTACTGGCATAACGAGTAGTGGAACAGCCACAATTTACATTACGCCAGGCGATGGTCTATAAGGAGTCATCATGCTAAAGGTTGCAGGTGGTGTAGGGGGTGGAGGTAATGGCACAGGCACAGTAACCCAAGTCAATACGGGAACTGGCCTGACAGGTGGCCCTATTACAACTTCCGGCACGATTTCGCTTGCAAATACGGCGGTGACTTCTGGAAGTTATGGTAGTTCCACACAGGTGGCGCAAATCACTATAGATGCACAGGGAAGAATTACTGCGGCAGCAAATGTAACAATTAGTGGCGGTGGTGGCGGCAATGTAAGCGCAGACACTGCTTATGCCTATGCTTGGTTTATTAGTTAAGAGGTCATCATGTTAGTTTTAGACGCAACGACAAAATCTATTGTAGTAGCCATGTCTGGGGTTGCGGCTACGACTAACCCTGACTTTACGGCTGCTTTTGCTGACAACAACGGAACAACCTTTACCGAAGGCGCTAATGATGGCGCACTAAACGGAACAAGTAGTGTCACGCTTGTTGCTGCGCCTGCTGCTTCTACGCGACGAACCGTCAAGTCCATTACGATTGAAAACAAAGACACAGCGGCTGTGACGATCACTGTCAGCTACAACAACAACAGTACGCTAAGAACTATTGCCAAAGTAACACTGAATGTGGGTGACACTTGGACAACTGACGGTACGTTCGACACCTATGGTTCTCTGAAGGGTACGGGCTACGGCACTATGTCGCAGCAGAATGCCAACTCAGTGGTTATTACAGGTGGCAGCATTAGCAATGTGACTTTAGCAAACACTAATATGTCAGGAACAACGGGTAGTTCAGCTACTTTTGCTACAGACAGTTTGCCTTTAGTGCCTGAAGGGTACTTAACTATCAGCATTAACGGCACAAACAAGAAAATTCCTTATTACGGTGTGTGATGGAAGGTCAAATGTTATTCAACCTGGTTGTTGGTGTTGCAGCGTTCTTTGGAGGCTGGACACTTAACAACATTACTCGGATGCTTAACCGGATTGACGATGACATCCGTGATTTGCCGCACGTTTATGTGAGCAAAGAAGATTACAAAACCGACATCAATGATATTAAAGGGATGTTGGGCAAGATTTTCGACAGGCTAGAGCATAAGGCAGACAAGTAATGAACATGGACTCGCTCAGTATTGTGAAATTCGGAGATCGAGATTCTTTGGGTGAGTTTTTGTTTGAAAACGGCTTGCAGCACAAGTTATTTCAAGAAACATTCATGGATCAGGGCATTTCTGTGCCTTCTTACCCTCTGATAGATGCTGATGTGGACAATCTGGATGACTGGTTACAGGTGCATCAGGTGGAACATCAGGCGTTTGCAAACCTGTTAAGCCTGGATAATCCGTTCAATTTGCTAGATACAGACTGGAATAGAGAGGAAGATTTTTACGACTGGATAGCCAGTCATTTGTACATTCACGAACAGATTGCAGCGGCACTTAATTTGTCGAGTTGAAAATGCTTCCCATCCTCCAAAAAAAATCGATTTTTTGAGATAGCAAAATGTCAAAACGCGAACAAGCAGCAAGAGCCCGCGAAAAAATCCAATTACAAGCAGATGCTAATTGGGTTCGTAGTTCGCAAAATACTTCTGGATTTACGACAGCAAAACAGGCTTTGGCATGGGCAAAAAGTCCAGAAGGCAAGTCATTGGCTGGAATAGATAGAATTGTTGATCAGCTAGAGTCTGATGTTAAATTTGTTAATTTGGGATATACAGGTAATTTTCCACTTTATGTGCAATCTGGAATTAGGAAAATTGCACAGGCAAAAATTGACCCAGTAACTTATGTAAAACAAAATTTACCTACAGCAATTTTTAAAGCACGTTATGGCGATAAAACGGCTTTAAGTCAAATTTCCCCATCTGTTTCAGTGCTTGTAAATAACAAAGTTCCCGTACAAGAAATACAGGGGCTTGTTAAACAAGGTGAAGCCATGAAGCCACCAGCGCCGCCTAAGGCCGACTTCATGGACAAGGTTTTTAATGTTGCTGATGCACTAATTGTTGGTGGCTTAACGGGTGGTTTAGGATTAACAGCAGTTCAGGCGGCGGCGTTGAACTCTGCGCTAGCCATTGCTAACGGCGCTCCTGTTGATAAAGCATTGCAGGCTGGACTTGCTGGTTTGGCAGCAGGTCAGGTTGGTGAGTATCTACAAACAGTTAAAACGATAGCGCAAAATGACTTGGTTAATGCGTCTGTTACCAATGCTGGTCGGCAGGCTACGGCTGCGCTGATTACTGGTGGAGATGTTAAAACTGCGGCCTTGTCAGGTTTGGCTGGTGGCGCGACTGCACAACAACTTTTCAGAGCAACAGACGCAGAGGCTATTTCTCGCGCTGCTGGCGAATACACACAGGCTATTTCGGCAGGTCTATCTCCACAGCAGGCAATGATGTCAGCCTTAACTGGATTTGCTGACACAGAGTTGCAGGCTGCTAAACAAAATATTGAAGATGAAGTAAAAATTCGGCAAGCAACAAAAACAGCAAACACTCAAGCACCAGATATAGATGTTGCAACACCTAGACCGCCTGAGGTAGATGTTCCGACCACTGCCGGTACTACTGCGCCTCCACCACCACCTTCTGGAACGGCTGCTTTGCCAGAGGTGACGGTTACGGGTTCTAAGTTGGCAGACGCGCTAGGAACAAATCTAAATTTAATGCCAACACAAATAACTAGAACAGGCACTCCTACTACAACGACAGCGGCCCCAAGTTTAGGAGAAGTTGTGGTCACTGCTGAGAAAGAGCCAGAAAAGCCTGTTGGCGCAGAATTAAGCACACCTAAAGTTGAAACATCAACAACAACAACAACTCCAGCATCACCTGGAGAGATCAAAGAACCTAAGAAAACAGAAGAAGAACCGGCAGGAGATACGGGCGTAGGCAAAGACAAGACAATAT